ATGCTACAATGTTCGCAGGGCGGGCGATCTCGTAGATTTCGATTCTCGTTTTCATGTGTGACAGATTGGTTAGTTGAGTTGCTTTTCAAGGATTATTGCATAGTCCGGATATTCTCGGCCATATTGGTCATATACCACGCGAACGCATACCCTGTCGCCCGTGTATTCGGCGTAGCGCTCCACACTGCCGTCGTCGTGGCTGCCGCCGATGCGCGATTCGTATTCCGCGTAGAAATCGACCGAAGCCGTCAGACCTATATATTCAACCTCGCAGGTTCCGGATTCCAGCCCGAGATCATGGGTGATCGCTTCGTTAATCTGTCTGGCGAACTCTTGCAGTTCGGAAGGAACGAGATGTATTTTCGGTTCCTCGATACCGCAGACCACCACAATCGGCTCGTCTTTCGACTTCGTGTGCAGGTCATACCCGTAACGGGCCGGTACACTCAAACTCGGATAAACCGCGTATTCTTCTTTTGGCGTTTTCATGCTTTTCTCAGAATTTTGCATGTTGACGATTGTAGATTCTCCGCATGGAGTTCATCAGATCGGGGAACGTCCGGATATACCCCATATCGACCGAGAAGGCCAGTTTGCGTTGCAGGTCGTCCAACGCCCGAAGCTGATTCGGCGATGCCGTGTTCCGGATGTCGCGTTCATGCTTGTTGAAGACGATCCAGTTCAAACCCCGCGCAACCTGAGAATAATCCACATCCGGAAGCGCGGCGATCGACCGTGCAAGTACGTTGTAGTTGTCGCCCGCATGATGCCGGTACTCGATCAGCTGGTCGTAAACGAATTTCACGACTTTAACCTCGAAGCGGGGATTGAGCCACATCGCAAACTTCACGAACAGGTACGGGTGCATCCATGTACCGCCGTTGTATTTGCCGCGTGTTTTTAAATATGCCAAATTTGGCACCTTTAAATTTTCCTCCTCCATCAGCGCCTCGATGAAATCTTTGGTGTTCTGATTTTCAAAGAAGTCCTGTATTCGTTTGTTGCTGTTCTTGGCTTTGTTCCATTGCGCAAGCAACGACGTCGCGTTGAACATGCCGTCTCTCGTGCGTTGGTATACCTCGAATTTACCCAGCGGGCGGGTCATGATGACATTGCTTTTCATCGTTCGTTGAAGAATTCGTTAAACTTCCGTTCGAAATATGCTCTGTGCGCGGCCGCAAACCCGTAGGCGGCCAGGATCGCACACGAGAAAAGAACAAGGATCACAAGCTCGGCCATAACACTTGCGGTTCGGAGAGACGTTTGCGCTCTCGATAGATGAACAGATCGTGTTTGCGACGCTGAGTATGGACTCGTTTATACCACATGCACCAGAAATAACCGGCCACTCTCTTCCAGAGAGGCGCGGGCTTCAATTCGAATGAATCCATGACTATCGGTTTTTGTAGAGTTTTTCCAGTGATTCGAGGCCGTTCGTGACGTCGAACATCGACGCATAACGGTCGGCAATAACCTCGTTGCACCACTTGGCAACAATGGACACGGCACAGCGGTATAGCTCTGCGGGTGTAATGGGAGCCTTGATGTCCCCAGAAAGAAGTTCGATGAGTTCGGCTTTCGTGAGTTTGTCGAAAGCTGGTGCGTTACCGTTACACTATTCTTCACGGATTGAACGCTTGTGTTGTGGTTTGGCATTTGGTTAACACAAGTTAATTAATATGTAAAAAAGAAGGACGTGCCCTCCAGTTAGTCGCCAAACCACCACAACTGCGGGTGCAGAAGTGAACCGAGAACACGCCCTAAAAGGTGCGGTTGTGTATTTCTGAAATTACCCTCAATTGGGTGGTTTGGCATTGCAAATATAGCGATTCATTTTGAATTTGCAAAAAAATATGAAAAAAAGCGGGGTTATTAGCCCTGCCGAACACTTAAAATATTATGAACGTTATTTGCCATACAAGATGGCAAATGCCTTACGATGGTAAAGATTCACTTCCCCATAGTTCCCATCGAATATCTTTTTAACTTCAAGCCCGTGTTCTGCCGATATAGCTTTCAGAGCTCGCCACGAAACCTTTCGCCAGTTAATACCGTGTTCCTTTGCCCAACGCTTGATCGAGAACCAATCTTTTGCCTCGTCGAGCTGCTCGGTCTTTTTCTCTAACTGAAGTTGGATTTTTTCTTTCTCCTCTACCGTATCGGCCAACTGACGCAGGGCTTCCGCGTAATTTCTCGGCATTGCCATTGTGTAGGTGCCGGTCTTACGGAGCGTGGGGGGGGGAGAACTTCATCACATACCCATGCTTGAAACTCTTCGGCTTTCAGAGCATTTGATTTAAGCACCAGTCGATACATATCACCCTCTCTGCCGAATTTGATTGATTGGGTACCTCCGTTTGTAGGAGTTTCCAAAACGGTAACCCCTTTACAGTGGTCTATTACTGCTTTCAGAAACCCGTCCATTCAAGTTAAAGAACCCTGTATCCTACTACTGGGTTTTATCTTGCGGTAGGACGCAAGATTTTTTAGGTTTTTTAACCCAAAAAGAAAGGAGGTGTGACTCCATGTCTGCGTTTGAATTCAAAAACGGAAAGTTGTGCAAGCCTGTTTTCTGCAAGTATATCAAAAAAAACGGGAAAATCATTTATCCCAAGAAGGCGAAAGTCTTTGTGATTTGGGTACCAGTAGATAGCGTAGCTTAACGCTCTTTCCGTCGTGGAGTGGTAGGACACTCCGCTTTCTTATTCTACAAAAATAGCGACTTGCTTTTCTTCGGGAATCAAACTTATGATTTCATCCAACATCGGCGCGGGCCTATCGCCCCTACACTCCTTTATAAGCCTATCTCGAAACGCGAACTCATGCGTAAACACTGGACGGCCCAATACCTTTTCAATCGCCGCATGGAATACATCGAACGGCATACAGAGTCTATCTTGAAATAATTGGAAATCTACAATCTGCTCCGGCGTCCATGTTTCATAACACTTGCTATCGAAAAAAGCGATAGCCTGTTCTTTGGTCAGTTGTTTCATAAACTTGGTTGTTTAACTTAATTTGTGGACGCGGGCGGATTCGAACCGCCACATTCAGAATCAAAGTCTGATGCGCTACCATTACGCTACACGTCTATGACAATATCGTCTATTCAACAGCACTTACCGTTGTCTTCGTAACGATGTCGTACCGCCCCATCGCCTTGCGTGTCTGATACGTTTCTCGATGCCCTTCGATCCATTCATGAACATCATCCACATTATACAATGCAACGGGTTTGCCTTTCCCATTACGGGAGAATCGAGTGCTGACGAAACCGCATATTCGCAACTGATGCAGCCAAAGTTGCGACATCTCGAATATACGGCTCACCGCATCAATGGATTTAAAATTCTCTTGCTCCATATCTTTTGTTTTTGTCGTTATCCAAAAATACCCCACTTTCGCAGGGGCCGGCGCCGGCACCGCCATTACCATAACAGCGGATTCGGATTTCGTGTTCTTAAACAGGGAGACATCTTCAAAACTCCCCGTGGACGCAGGAGGATTCGAACCTCCGATCGTCCGGTTATGAGCCGGCTGCTCTGACCTGCTGAGCTATGCATCCATAAAAGCCGCCCGAACCTACCACTCTCCCACGCATCTTGCGCAGGGCTTCGATCCGTGCGGCCACCCGCCGCGTGCTTCACAGCGGACGACAGGGTGATTAATCTAATAATATGGCGAATTACCTTGCGATAGGTTTAGATACCTTTCTGCGATTTCTTAAATCGCCCTTGCTTATCTCGCTCTCGATCATGCGACGCCAGCTTCGCTTCGAGTCTATGGATAGTCTCCATCGCCCGCTTCAACTTGTCGTTCATATCCAGATTGCGGGAATAGAGCATGTCGGCCCGTTTCTGTTGATACCCCACTTCGTCACGAAGGCGCGAAATCTCCTTACGATACACCCCGCGCGGCGTAACGTCGAATCCGAAAAAAGTTTTCTCTTTCATAGCTATGAGATGTTGTCTGTTCGAATCATGTAATATACTTTATAACGCGATCGACGTCCATCTATCGATTGGCCATCCGTCCAACGGGAGACAATCACGTCGCCCTTGCGACGCAAACGGGTGACGACCTTCCGTAATTCCGTCGTATGGAACCGCCGGAATGCCTGTTGAACCGTCAGCGTACCGCCTTGCATAAGGTAATCCCGAATGTGACGCTGCGGTTCATTTGGTTTTGATTTATCCATATGTATAAAGTTTTAAGGTTTGTGTCCTGTCGCCATCAAAGGCACGGTCGATGCCGCAGGGCAAAACGCGGACTTTACGCGGAATAACAAAACTTCTAACCCTGAAAGAACGTGTGCGTAAGCCCGCAATTGAGCCCGGATAGCCGATCAAAGCCGTCCGGGCATAATAATGCGCTTATTTGTCCCGGTGATCCTCGCCGCTCATGTCGTCGCAGCTTCGGAGCCTGTGCCGGTCTTTCGCGCATTTCGGCTATTTGCTTACTCGCGGCCGCATCTTCTCAATGGCGGCACATAGTGCAGATACGTTGCAGGCGTCGGTCGGAATGGTGCGGCTCCGACTGCCGGATCGCTTTCTGCCTTGCGAGCTGGGGTTGTATTGCCAGCGATCGAACCCCTCACCTCATAGGGTGGCTATCGTTGTGGTGTAGGCAGGATTCGAACCTGCACGGCTGCTTTCCGAGGAGCGTCCTCCGCAACTTGCATTGCCCGACCACTATCAGCCCACCTTTTTGTGTCGTCTACCATTCCGTCACTACACCATTTGCCCGGTCTTTCCCGACCGTCATCCTGCTGTGAGATTCACGGAGGACAGCGAGGAACAAAGTGCTTATGGATAATACCACGCATTAAAGGCACGCGAACCTTTACTAAATCTTGACTCCGGATGTCGTTGTCTTTCCGTACTTCCCTGTCAATTCTACCGTTTTCAACTTTTCGGCTTTGAGCAGTTCTACATATTTACTTCTCTTTCTTCACGCGCAGCCGCTCGACCGGTACGCCCATCTTTTCGGCGATCTCGTCCATCGTCACCTCAACGATCTCCTCCTCAGGAGCAGGGTCGACAATGAGGCGGTAACCATCCTCGTATAGCTCGTCGCAGGTGTAGTTAGTTAATGCTCTCCCTGTATCGATAAATTTGCCCACTACGAGTTCTCCGCAGCGGAAGATAACCTCTATAGTTCGGGATGATCCGTCTTTTTTTCTGAGTCGCCAATCCTTGTAGGCTTCGATCTCTTCGGCTGTGTCGGGATGTAGAATCTTAAATTCCGTAACATGCTCTTGTTCAATACCTAATGTCACTTCCCAGCTGTACTTATAGCCAAGCTTGTCGTCTGCGTCGTTGCCATCACGTTTATTTTGGCAGAGATAGACTCTGTCGCCTTCTACTCTGACCCTGCCTTCGACGGGCGTACCTGTAATCTTGCACCGGAACCTCCGGCCGTCGCAGCTAAGTAAATTTTCCATTGTTGTATTTAGGTTTAATGATTTATATTCTTTTGCAGCTTCTTTCATAGCATCAGCAAGGCAATGAAATGATTCGGTAGTCCGATCGAATCCGTTTCTCATTTTGGCACTCACCTTCTTCGCTTGGTATTCCCGCCACCATCGCCACGGAGTTTTCATAACTTATCCTTGTATTGGATTGCGAACTCAGCCAACGAATGTACCCCAGCCTTACGGAAGGCGTCGCGCTTCGTTGTGCGCACCGTCTCGGGCGATATGTAAAGCATATCCGCGATCTCTTCATCGCCCATCCCCTCCATATAGAGTTTCATCACTTCCTTCTGCCGCTCGGTCAATCGGGTATCGAACTCGGGGCTGCATATAATGCCGGCATACTTGCATTCGCCTTTGATCGGGCAACTCACATCCTCGAAGGTGAAGCGCCCCATCCCGTCGATGTCCTGCCGGTTATCCAGCCGCCCGAAATTGCAGCGAATAAAGCGGTGGCAGATCAGGAACCGGTAGTAGTTCACGTTCGCACGGCTCTTGCGGTAAATCTCGGCGAGAGCCTTGAATGCTTTCGGGTATTCGGTCTCGATGCGGGTAAACAATGCCCCTGTCAGCATCTTGTCTTCGGGCTGGTAAGTATGGACGCCTTCGGTATCGCGTACCATTACCCCTCCCTCGGGATCGTTGAAAAACTCTATGCTGCGAAGCGTTTGCATAAGCTATATTGAGTGTTTTTATTGAAATACCTTATTTATACTCGCTACCACGCAAGCACAGTTAATCATATTGAGCAGTACGAGCAATACCCCTTGTGCGATAAGGAGAGGATTGCTTTTTTGCTCGTATTGACGATATATCGCACGCAATGCAAGCACGCAGATAATGAGCGATAAAATGGCGATCAACACCAATATGATGCATAATACTATCATGACTATATCTATTCGTAAAACTCCACTGGGAAGAGGTTGTCGGCGGTATAGCTGCTGTCGCCCGAGTGACGGCGGATGATCTTGGCAATCTCCTTCCTTTTGAGAATATCGGGACGGACATTGCCATTCACATACCGAGACATCGTGGCATCGCTAATTGCCAACTGGCCCTTCATTTTCTCTTTTAGAGCAATTCGAATATCCTCATCCTTAATATTCAAAATATACTCTTGGAAGGGTAATAATTTGATATTCTCCGTTTTATTCAATTTTTCCATCATCAGTATTCCTATTTTCACATTGTTTTCTGAATGCAAATATATAATCTGATTTAATTATTTGCAACTTTTATTTTAATTATTTGCAATAATATTGCATTTTTTTAATCAATACATTGATAATCAATGTGTATATTAGAAAATATGAAAAGACGAGAAGAAGAAGATTTACGCACATCAAAAGAAATTGCGGATAAAATACGCAATATAATAGATGACAAGAAGTTATCGCAGGCCGTAGTTGCTCAATACGCAGGAACATCCCCATCGCAATTTAGCCGTATGCTAAATGGGAAACTCGCTCTATCATTACAGCATGTTGCAAATATAGCAACCGAATTGCATATGGAATTTATCGATATATTAACCTATCCTGATAAATATGTAAACAGCAATATAAAAAGTAATGATTCCACCGAAAAAGTTAGTGTAACATTTGAAGTAGATCCTCAGAAACGGGATTATTTGTTGCGTCTTGTGATGGGAGATAAAATAAAGGAGTAAATGAAAGAGAACGAATACATATCGTTCCAATTACATTATTTTTTGCCAAAAGGCGTTCATGCTATTGACGCTTTAATTCATAATGAATGTGAAAAGCACATATTAGCATCACTTGGGACTCTACGTAAATATATAGGCTATGATATTGTTATTGACGTACAAGCCAAACAGGAAGGAGGAATAATTGATGATTTAAAAGTTTACACAAAAAAGGGGGCATCTTATATATTAGCTGCTATCATTGGAGGATGGGCTTCGAACGTATTCCGTCCAAATATCCACCAAACAGAAGAAACGTTAAATAGAATAGAAATTATAAATTCGATCAAAAAAGGACAATATACTTCTGATGAGATTGATTATATAATACAAACTGATAAAGACCTAAAAAGACATATCAGTAAATTTTATCGTAAACTTTTACAATATAATCCAGTGTCTCGTATATCAGCAGAGGTTAAATTTAACGGCAATAACATTATCCCTTCTGATAAGACCCATATTTATAGAGTCGATTTTCCAAGTCATGTATTACCAGATGCAGAAGATGTTACAGCAATAATACATCAAGATGTACCAATTTATATAGTTTCACCCGTGCTGATAAAAGGCAGTAAGATCCTTTGGAAAGGATTGTACAATGACGCATCTATTGATTTTAGAATGACTGATTCCGATTTTCTTAAAATGGTACATTCTAATCAAATTAAATTCGGAAATGGAATCGTAATAATATGCGATTTACAAGTTATTCAAAAAATCAAAGAAGATAGCGGGAAAGTATCAATTACGTATAATGTTATTCGGGTTGGAGAAATCAGTAATAGTGATGATAAGGTACAGTGGAAACCTAAACCTCGATATAAAATTGATGCACACCAACAAAGTTTATTCTAATTCATAGCAATAAAAATATGAAACTAAATGAATTTATAACAGACACCCTCACGCAGATAGCAGAGGGTGTCAATGGTGCAAAGGATAAGTACCGGGAATTGGGCGGAGAGATAAACCCCAGAAATATTCCGCTTAAAAGTACAGAAACCGTATTAAATCAATATTCCAATCCGCATGGATCGTATGTATCCACATCCCTTGTCAATTTTGAAATTGCATTGACTGATAATGAAACTGTGGCAGGCAGAAGTGAAATAGGGGTATTTTTCGGTTCTGCCGGAATTGGGGTTAAATCCATGGATACGACAAATGAAAAAACTTTCAACAAAGTTTCATTTACTATCCCCGTAATACTGCCTTAATCTTTAATAATTGCTTTATCTATGGCTTGCAAATAGCTCTCTATCAGCCCCGGATCAGCATTAGGGTTTTTAAGGATGACATAAACAAGCCGCAAACGCTTTCTTCGCTCTATATATGCACAAAAACGGCATATTAAATTTGATATACCCATAATCTGTAATGTTTTTGCAAACATAGGAACTTTCGGCACAACAAACAAACGAACGGCGGAAACCTCGCAGGCTCCGCCGTTCGTCGTACTTCCTTTGTATGAGTCATTTCTCCGTGTCTGATCGTTTAAACCCTATCGGCTGTCCGGTCTTGTGGGCCTGCGGCAATTTGACCGACAAGGCCGCAATGGCGTTATAGATGTTATCGAGCTCCTTACGCATATCCTCCGATAAGTCGCTGATGGCCTCGGCATTGTCGGCGTCGGCCCGTTCCAACAATGCCAGTTTTGCCCGAATTTCGGCCAGCTCTGCCGTTACTGTCGTCGTGGTCATGATGTAGTTGCGCATCGCCACAAAAGCACGCATAATGGCAATGTTTACTTGTATTGCCGTTTCGCTGCGCAACACACTCGAAAGCATTGCCACTCCTTGCTCGGTGAATGCAAATGGCATATACCGGATACCTCCCTTGTTTGAGGTCACAATTTGTGACCTCAAACTGGTTTTCAATGCGTTATACTCTGATTCAGTGATTTCAAACATGAAATCCGATGGAAACCTTTCGCTGTTGCGTCGTACAGCTTGTTTAAGTGCTTTTGTCGGGACTTGGTAGAGTTCCGCCAAATCGAAGTCCAGCATTACCCGCTGGCCTCGTATTTCGTAAATTTTGCTTTGGATGGGTTGCAGTTCCATATCATTAGGGTTATTGTGTTATGCCTCGTACCCCTCGTAATAGTACGATTGTTCGATACCCTTGAAAATAACCTCCCGATCTTCCGTGCGGTCGGTCAAAGCCCCGCCGAGCAACGTACGCAGCTCCAAGTCGTTGATCGGGCTGCGTTCCATTGCCTGCAAATATAAATCTTTGTCCACTTTGCGCCAGTCGACAACCTGCCGGAGTCGCTTTTTGAGCATCATATCAAGCCATATTCGGGTGGCTCGTCCGTTACCTTCCATGAACGGGTGGGCGATATTCATTTCGACGTATTTCGCGATTATTTCCTCGAATGTCGTTTCGGGCATCCGCTCGATAACCGGCAATATCGCGTCGAGGTATAGGGCATTGGCAAAACGGAAGCCACCCTTCGATATGTTCAGCGTCCGAATCCTTCCGGCAAAGTCGTACAGCCCGCCGAACAAATAGCAATGTATTTCGCACAGCCCTGCCACGGTTCCGACTTCGATACGGTTTATATCGCCACTCTCGAACAGGGCGTGCGCCTTGTAGAGGCTTTGAGCGTCTATCTGATCCGTTTTCTTTCCCATAGCTATAACACGGCAACTGCCTTGCGGATTTGTTCCAATACCGCAGAAAGACGGGTATCTCGGCGGGCGGTCTGCATATTGTAGTCTGATTGCAAACCTATCCACAAATTCGCAGTTATCCCTGTTGCTGCCTCAATCTTCAATGCTGTATCGGTCGTTATCGATCGTTTGCCGTTGATTATTTCGTTAAACGCCGTGTAAGGCATTCCGATAATACCGGCGAATTTTCGTTGCGATATGCCCCGCGCCTGTAATTCGTCTTTGAGCATCTCGCCGGGGTGAATCGGTTCGGCGCATATCAATTCATGCGGGGCGTAAATCCTTTTCGTAGTTTCCATATCGCTATTGCTTGTAGTGGTTACTAATATCCAACAATCGGCATACGGTTATTATCTGTTCGTTCATTACCTCCCTTACGGTAAATTCGAGGCGGTATTTGCGATTGATACGGACGGACGAAATACCAGCTTTGTCGCCTTGCAGAACCTCGTAATTTAACGAGTTGATCCGATATAGCTCCTCCACGTTCGCCGACCGTTTCAGCAGCATAACGCATTTATAATACCCTCGTATTACCTCGGGTTGGTATCGGTGCTTTTTGTCGCCCGTGCGTCCTTGCTCGAACAATTCCCGCAAATACTCTTTGTCGAACTCTATAAACATCGTGTCGTATAGTTTTCAATCGCAAATATAATGCTTTCTTTGGAATATCCACAAAAAAAGTGAATATTTATAAGGAGGGCCCTGCACCAGCAAGCCGCCGCATACCGTTATCCCACCTTCATGGTTATCAATTTCCCGCAATGCAAGCAGGTCTTATTTTCGGTGTTTGATTTCGGATTCCAGTTCCTTTAACTGTTCCATATCCTCCCGATCGGCTTCGATGCGGCCTTACGTTTGCGGCAGTTGTTAAGTATTTCTTAATAACTGAATCGGGATTTAATCCCTGATGTGTCCTGCGACATCTTTTATTCCAATAGCTTTTTATCTTGCATCTCTATGGCACGAAACCTCTTTTCTGCTTCTTTCAAATTCAAGCGCTTTAATTGTTCTTGGGCTATACTACGCAATTGTGTATATCGTGCCGCTTTATCAATTTTCCGTTTGTTAAGTTCAGAATTTATCGACTCGAGATTTGCAAGGACAACAAGTTCATTTATGCTTGCCATGTCTCGGATATTCAGACCTTGTTCCGCATATTTAGGATTTGCTTCACGCCATTGTTTTGCAGTACATCCCCAGAGAGCCAAATTCAACATATCAGCTTCTGTCGAATAGGCGTATAGCTTCTCACTTTCATTCAATGTTGGTATTACAAAATCTCGGACTGCGTCAGTGTGAATAGTATAGTTTACTTTACTTAAAATTCGCTTCACGTTCCATTCTCCAAGAGACGGATGTGATTCTATCTCTTTGAGACGCTGGTATTCTTTAATAAGATAGAGCTTAAATGCAGGGCTCAACCAAGTGCCAAACTCGAATGCAATATCTTTGTGTGCATATGTTCCTCCGTAACGCCCGGGTGTTGATATGATCCCAATGGCTCCTGTCTTTTCTATCCACTGTTTTGGGGTGAGCGTGAATGAATTAGCCCCTGCATTATTTCTAAATGCCTCGAATTCGATGCCTTTAAAATTGATATTATTTATTTGCTCCCAAAGCCCCAAAAATTCAATCGTCCCTCGCAAACGCATCCAGTTTTGAATAATATAGTTTGTTCGTTCTGTATCTTTATAATGAGCCATATCGGTTAAGCTAATATAGTCCTCCCTGCCAGTTTGCTGAGAAACCGATATTTCTACGTCGTTGACATTTATTTTTTTAATTGTAGCCATTGATTATTCCCCTTTCTCTACTTTAATAATTTTCCCGCAATACGGACAAGTGATCATATTGGTAGGCTGAGGGGCGAAAAAATCCCCCACGTTACAGCCAATAGCAGCGGCGATACGTTCAAGTACTTCTACACTCGGATTCCCATTAATATGTTGGCTAAGTCCTACGGGTGTAATTCCCATTCTTTCGGCCACTTCTTTAACAGTTAAGCCGTTAGCTTTTATTGATCTCTTTATATCCATAGCTTTAAATGTTTGGTGTTGGTACAAATGTAGCTATAACTTTATTTTTCCACAAAAATAATAGCAAAAACTTTAATTTCTATTTGCATAATTAAATTTATAGCTTTATATTTGCATCAGAAAATAAAACCAATAACTATAATAACTATGACAACGGCAACCTATACCACGATGCAAAACCTCGCCAAGCAGGCGGCAGCGTACATTACGAAGCTCAACGGCGAAGCCGAGACCTTCGAGATCGAGAGTAACGGTATTACGGCCGTTATCGCATATGACGCCGAGATCGTCGAGGACAAGGGCGACTACTGGACGGCGCCGAGCTGGTCGATCGAGGACGAAACGGTAGCCGTTGAAGCGGTTTATGACGAGAACGGCGAAGAAGACAAAGAAGCTGCTGACTGGTTGAAGAAAATGTTGAACTAACAAATAAAAACAGAGCTATGAAATCAAATGATTACGAAATGTTGAAGATAAATTTTCTTAAAGGAACAACTGATGACGATTTTGAATTACATGCAAGTTTTTATCGTTTTTGCGAAGTGTTAGAAAGCATTAGACTTTATACATCTTTACCTGTAAAAAACAAAATTAAACCGATCAAAATCAAAGATTATGACGACATATTTTTTATGATTGGGCGAAAGATAAATGTAGAGGTCAAAGTCAAAGAACAATGTGGCAAGTATCAATTATATATTTTGTCTAATAATGCATTCAAAAGATTTGAGAAAATGATCTCTTAATTGTTGGCCAGCCGTTCGGGCGGCTATAAACAGACCTCAAGCCCGAAGCGTGGCGGCACCCTGCCGCCGGTGGTGAAAATGAAAGATATGAAAGACATAAAAATTGGCGACCGGGTGAGATTCGGACGCAATACTGGTGAATATCGAGGAAAGTTCGATAAACTGAATATCGCAATGGTACTCGTTGGCAATAGGCTGTATTATGTTGCATTTGAAAAAATTGAAAAGCTATGAAGACAAGAAAATCCTACAAGGTCAACCGAGAGGCTGCGATCAAAATCGCGATGAACACAAACGGCGTATCACGAGAGATCGCTGAGAAATACACCGACAGCGAATTACGCGAAGTATTACGACTGCTAAAACTCAAAGCTAACTTTTAACCTTAACCACGATGAAACCGACCGATCTATCAAACATCATGCGTATGGCGTGGCGATTCTATCGCACGACCCGCCAGGCATTCAGCGAGTGCCTCAAACTCGCGTGGCGCAACTTCTGCCTTGTGCGAAAGATGCACACTGAGGTAGTGCGGTTCTACTTTCGCAAGGTGGACGGCACCCTGCGTGAAGCGTGGGGCACGCTGCGCTCTGACATAGTACCGCCCATCGAAGGCAACGACACCCGCAAGAAGAACGACACCGTACAAGTGTATTACGACACCGAGCGCCAAGAGTGGCGTTGCTTCAAGCGACTGAACCTAATATAGAGCCCCTGTACTTTCAATACTCTGCGTTGAAAACAGATGTCCCCGTCGGTAATACGGCCGACGGGGTTACGACAGCAGAAAAGAAATGTCGTTTGCAATAATTTTTCGGCAAAGATTGCATAATGTGCCGAAGCGTTGCACCTTTGCCTTTGTAAGCCTGCAATGACGCAGGGCACGGATTCCGACGAAAGGACATGGCGGATGCAAGCGAAATAATAACCAGAAAGGTTTCTGAACTCCTATTGTTTCCAGGTAATCCCCGGCGTATATCCGAGGAAGATATGGAACGTCTAATGTTTTCAATCCGTTCTCACGGATTTTGGAAGCATCGCCCTATTGCCATATCCACACGAACCGGAGCAGAAATCGTCATATGCGGCAATCAACGGCTTAAAGCCGCAAAAAAAATAGGGCTCAAATCGGTTCCGGTTATTATCTATGATAACCTCGACGAGCAAGAAGAAAATGACATCATTTTGCGTGATAACATCAACAACGGGGAATGGGATTTCGAAGTCTTGCAAGACGATAAATGGGAGGATATAAACTTCGAGGAGATCGGTTTAGACATGCCTGCATTTGACGAAGAGGTTGGAACGGTAGCATCCGGGGAGGCCTCAGATAATAAATCAGGCAACGACAATCCAGAAAATAAGGAAGATAGAAGCATATTCTATCAATTAATGCTCACCGACTGCATCTACGAGAGTAACAATCTTTTCGAGATTCCGAATTTACTCCTCGACATGCAAGCCGGTAAATTGCAACTGCCATTCGCTCCTTACGGCGCCGAATCACGGCAAAAGAAAGGTGTATCCACCTATCATTTCTATGTAGACGATTATCGCTTCGAGGCGATATGGAAAGACCCGACAAAGGTATTGAATAGCGGATGCGTAGCAGCCGTAGAACCGAATTTGTCATTATTCGACACGACCCCCATAGCGTGGGGACTACAACAAATCTACAAGAAGCGGTGGATTTCCCGCTACTTTCAGGAATGCGGGATCTCTATATATGCCGACTTGAATGTCTCTCGGAAATTCTATGAATACAACCGCATGGGCATTCCCGATGGATACAATGCTTTTTTCACGCGAGGATATGCCGATCGACTCGAATACCTGAAAGCCGAGCATCAGATAGCGAAAGAGATTTCAGGTAAAGATACCCCGAACCTTATCATTTACGGAGGCGGAAAGATCGTCCAAGAGTATTGTGCAACACACAGCCTTGTGTATGTCGAACAATTAATGACAACAAAACACAATGGCTAAAACAAGCGGTTCGATACGAGGAAATAAACACCCCAAAGAAATATCTCTTGATGAGTATCTGGGGAAGCGAGGACTTCAGTCTCCAATCAGTAATTTTATGGATGATAAGTGGCGGAACATCCGGTTAACAGCTCGTGGTCGTAAAAAATTTGAACGAGAAGCCGACGTAGCCCGCAATGAATATCACAAAAAAAGAAACAACGCCATAGCCGAATATGAAAATTTGGTGAAAGCAGGCAAAATAAAACGTCCCCGCTCAACAACAATGGAAGCATTGTTGAGTGCGGCAAAAGGACATCCGGATAATCAATCAGTCCAAGCTGCCCGCAGATTACTAAAGAAAAGATACAACATAACTATAAAATGATATGGCGAAAACAAGTGGAGGGATAAGAAGCGTGGCTTCCAGAAAAAACGAGACGGCTTTACAATTCTATATGAGAAGAACCGCCGATCTCAACTCTACACTGCGAAAGGCTGAATCACAAGGGAAAACCATTGTTAAATTTAATTGGGGAGATGGCACAACTCATACATTTTACCGAGGTATCGCAGGACGATGGACAAGAGATCGTCGTGAATATGAATATTTACAGAAACGCAGATATAAGAAACAGGTATAAAAGGTTATAAAAAGGTTAAAATGGCAGGAAGAAAAGATATATGTGAATTGGGAAAAAGAACCAGATTTTCCAGTACCAATCCGCCGAAAAATCCCGGCCGGAAGCCTTCTCTGTACAACCATATAAAAAAACTGCTCGGCACGGAGGCCAAAGCAGAATTGAGCAAAGAGGACTATTTCAAGCTGATCCAATTCCTATTAGAGCAGCCCCTCGATAATCTCAAAAAACTCGCCGACAGCAAGAATACACCAATTTGGATTGTCGGTGTAGTTCGGGCTGTCGTTAAGGATGCCAATGCTGGACGTACCACGACCCTCGATTCTCTATTCGATCGTCTGTTCGGTAAAGCGTCGCAACCTCTGACGGGGAAGGATGGCGAAACATTATTTCCTCCCCGTACTCTTACTCCGCAAGAAGCAAAAGAATACGGGCTAAAGTTAGAAGAAGAATATTGATGGTTCGCGACATAGATATAGATCGCACCTTCTGTCTTTCCGGCATGCTGAATTTCACCCGTTATATGTTCAAGCATAAAACGGGTATGCGGTTTGTTGTCGGCAATCATCACCGCCAGATATGCGAAGCTCTCGATAAGGTAGTACGGGGTGAGATAAAGCGTCTTATCATCAATATCGCACCCAGATATGGGAAAACAGAACTTGTCTCTAAAAACTTCATTGCCTACGGGCTGGCGTTGAACCCTCGCAGTAAGTTCATACACCTCTCCTACTCCGACGATCTTGTTCTCGACAACTCGAAAGAGATCAACGAAACAGTACAATCGGACTACTACCAGCGGCTTTTCCCTGAAGTAGTCGTCGAAAGCAAGAATGCTAAGAAGTGGTACACCTCCGCTGGCGGCGGACTATATGCGGTAAGTGCGGCAGGACAGGTTACGGGGTTCGGTGCAGGTCAAGTAGATGATCCTGATAGGGAACGGCGCGAAATGGGCGATTTCATGCCTGCATGGGAAAGCGATTTTGCGGGAGCTATCGTTATCGACGACCCTATCAAGCCAGAGGATGCGCTATCTGAAACGATACGAGAGCGCGTAAACAATCGATTCGAATCCACGATTCGCAATCGTGTAAACTCCCGCCATACGCCGATCATAATCATTATGCAGAGGTTGCATGAACACGATCTGTGCGGGTATTTGCAGGAGATTGAGCCGGAAGAATGGACAGTACTCTCGATGCCCTGTATCTGGCATGATGAAAACGGTCGTGAACAGCCGTTATGGGATTTCAAACATACACTGGAGGAGTTGCACAAAATCGAGAAATCGAACTCCTTCGTATTCGAGACGCAGTATATGCAGAACCCCAAGCCACTGGAAGGACTGATGTATGGAGAGTTCAAGACATACGACATCATTCCATACGCTGCGTCTATGAAGCGCAAAAATTATACGGATACCGCTGACACCGGCAGCGATTATCTATGTTCGATCTGCTATACGGAAACTCCTATCGGCAATTTTGTGACGGACATTCTATATACACAGAAGCCGATGGAATATACAGAACCAGCAACGGCTGAGATGTTATCCCGAAACAAGACGGAAATATGTCATATCGAGAGTAACAATGGCGGCAGGTCATTCGGGCGCAATGTTGAAGCACAATGCCGGATAATGGGGAATAACCTTACATCGTTTTGTCCTTTTACTCAGACCGACAATAAGCGGGTGCGCATCTTCACGCGATCGAATGAAGTACAGAACCTCGTTTATTTTCCAACAGGATGGGAGCACAAATGGCCGGAGTTTGCATCTCATGTCAAATCATACCGCAAACAGCAAGAGTTTAACAACCATGACGACGCAGAAGATGCCTTGACCGGAGTAATCGAAAAGCGGGGCTATTTCGACAATGGAGAAGATTTAGACAAAGAGGATTTAGGAATTTGGTAAAAATACGGATATGGGATTCATCGACAACCTACTCAATGCAATACGCAATAAGTATCTGAACGCAGCCGGTGCAGAGCGGGATTTACTTACGCTTATCAAGGACAAAGACATTACACAGGTGCAAGCACTCATGCAGAATCGCGATGCGGAGGTTTTACAGGCAATTCGCGAGTATAATCCAGAACTTCACTGTATTATGCGCAAGGCAGACAAAATGCGGAAAGGTCAAGGGCCTTACCGTACCGAGAAATTGCCTCGTGCACGGCAGAAGTATATCAATGAGGTGGAGTTGTTTTTTCTGCTCGGAAATCCCATACGCTGGAAAAAGGCGAACAACGAGGGATCGGACGAAGCATTCGAGGCGTACAATCAATTTCTGCATGATATTCGGTTTGACGTTTCCATGCGTCGGGCAAAGCGCATAGCGGGGGCCGAGACCGAATGTGCGAAACTTTATCATATTTATCGTGATAAGAATTTCCAGCCGCAGGTAAAAGTCGTGGTAATATGCAAATCAGAAGGATATACCCTGCGGCCACTATTCGACCAATATAACAATCTCATTGCATTCGGGTATGGATACTACCTTAAAGAGGGGGCATCAACCGTTGAACATTTCGACATTCAAACTCCCGATACGATCTACCGGTGTAAGCGAGGATCGCTTAATTGGGAAGTTACGGCATCGCTTAACCCGACGGGGAAAATAAATGTTATTTACTACAAACAGGATAAGGCATGGAGCAGTCTTAATCCTCGCATAGACCGCGAGGAAGATATAGACAGCAAAATTGCCGACACAAATAACTATTTCGCCGACCCTATCGCCGCAGCAACAAGCGACGTTGTAGAGTTCTTGAAAGGTCGTGCTGACAAACCGGGCAAAATGATCCAAATGTCCGGCGACAATTCGAAATTCGAATACATCAATCCGCCAACCTCTTCCGAGACACAACAACGAGAGAAGGAAGATCTTGCTCGGTCTATACTGTTCGATACTTTCACACCCGAGTTCACCCCCGAGAAAATGGCAGGACTGGGGACTTTGTCAGGGGAAGCGATCAAGCGCGCGATGGTTTTGGGATACATTAAGAGGGAAAACAATAAGGAAATTTACGATATAGCCGTAGATAGGGAGAAAAATCTTATTCTCGCCATTATGATGAATGTGACCCATATTCATCTTCGTTCCGAGCTGGCCACACTCAGAATCGAGCATGAGTTTGCGGAGCCGTTCAGCGAAGATGTCACCGCCCGCTGGGCTGCCATCGGCCGAGCCGTGCAGGACGGAGTGATGTCGCTTGAAAAGGGCGTCGAACTGATGGGAACAGCTGACGATGTAACCGCCGAAATCGAGCGTATAAAGCAGGCAAAAGCAGAGGCGTCAATGAGCAATATCGTAGAGCCGACATTCTAATTTGAAACGATGCCCGGATTAAATTTGAAAGCTGCTCAATGGGAGCAACAGCATCGAGCGCATGTCGAAGAATACCTCCGACAGGTCGACGCTTTGTATGATGTTGCCTCGGAGGAATTGGTTCGCTTGGGCGTAGGATATAATTATCAACCCGAGACGGGGCGATTATTCGCCTTTTCATCTAACAAAGGCCGTCATAAACAAACCGAAGCCTCGTTGGTTTCGTTCCAAGACAAATTAACTACCATAATTACAGCCGGAATCACTGCGGAATGGGCTTTTGCCAACGATAAAAACGATTCATGGGTAAAACAACTGTTCGACGATCCGAAAAAAGGGTGGATGCTTCATAATCTCGATGCGCTCGAAGCATTCCAGCGCAGAACGACTTATGGTCACACGTTGTCCGAAAGAGTTTGGAGCGTCGCCAAGCAATTCGAACGGCACGTCGAGTTATCGCTGTCGGTTGGCATCTGCGAGGGGCGAAGTGCGGCCAATATAAGCAGAGATGTACGCATGTACCTGAATGAGCCGGACAAACTGTTCCGGCGTGTGCGGGATGTGTTCGGCAATCTCTCCCTGTCGAAAGCGGCACAGGCTTATCACCCTGGACAAGGCGTATACCGTTCATCCTATCAGAACGCTATGCGCATGGCCCGCACCGAAATAAACAGCGCTTATCGTGAAGCTGACAGTATACGCTGGCAGCAGCTCGACTTCATCGTCGGGTACGAGGTAAAGACTTCCAAATCCCATGCTGCGTGGCTGGCGAAATTCTGGTACCCGCGATTCAAGAAAGGCCGAGCCCCGCTGGAAATATGCGACGCAATGGAGGGGAAATATCCGAAGTCTTTCAAATTCATCGGGTGGCACCCGAATTGCCGCTGCTACGCCGTGCCGATCATCGCCAACGAAGGGACGGGCAGGGATTGGTGGGAAGATGCGGAAAACGAGATTACGGAACTGCCAAGTGGATTTACGAGGTGGATGAAAGAAAATCAAGATCGCATCAAGAAGGCGCAGAAGCGCGGAACACTTCCTTATTGGATTGTGGAGAATAAGCAATTAGGCATATGAGCCGTTCCAATATTCCGTTTAACAATTTTTAATCCTTTACAAATTGTCTTTTCGGAAAAACTCTGGAATAGCAAAACAGTACGAATTAAAAAGGCCGTCTAACAAGTCTTAGACGGCCTCAAGACGCATATGTATCTGTTTTATTTTTTATTTCCAGTAAATAAAGGAATAATAATAGCAGCTAAAAATAAAAATACAGACCACCAGATAGAAACGCCAGATACAAATAATAGAAAAACAGCCAGCGCACTTCCAAATGTCACAATTACAAGTCCTACTGGATTATTTTTGGCCATTTCTTCTTGGAATTCACGCTGACTTTTTTGTTTCGCTTCTTTTATTGGGTTGAACTTTTTTCCACACTTCAAGCAAGTAACTTCAATATTATTGCTACCTATAGTTCCGGCAAGTGCTCCAAGTGCTCCAACTGTCAAAACTCCCGCTAAAGCCTTACCTCCGCTAAATCCCTTTTTGTCCACATGGAGATTCGTAGAATTACATCGTGGGCAACGTATTTCATCATTATTCATAGCTATTTATATTCAATAAAATCCGTTGATACCCATACCTCAATTCCTAAATCAACAACATATACTTTACATTTTGCAAAGCCATGATCGACCATTCTAATTGTCATTGAGGGAGTAAGGATGTACACTTGGCCGGCAGCAATCATTCTTTTCAATGCTGTTTCATCCTTACGGTTACATACCTGATTTAATGTTTCGAAATTTGCTTCTGTCGTAGCTGCAAGACATTCCCTTTCAATTTTGCAAACTCTTTGTTGGGCCGTTTGATAATGATTGGTGCTTGAGGTTTCGGCATAGGCTAATGGGATAATCATCGTAATTGCCAAAAATAAAAGTAAAAACTTCTTCATAATGTAATAAGTAATTGGTTAGCACCGTAAAGTTACAAAAATCCCCTCCCCCCCCCGCAAAATTTTTGCAAAATTTTCTTCGATAACTCTTGCATAATGTGCCGAATGTATAGATTTTTGTCGCAGAGCCTATGAGGATATAGGCCAACAGACATAGAACGGAATAACTTACATGTAGTTGTTGTTAGGTTAGGAAGGTCTGTTGGTATTATCCGACAGACCTTTTTTTGAGGTGGATATGATGATTTATCCCAAAACATATAGAACGAAAAAACATGAAAGAGAAAATTCTCGCAGCGCTGAAAACCAAGTACTCTAATTTGGGGTTCGGTGCAAAGGTTCTCGACGGAGTAGCCTCCATTCTGGAAAAATCCGTCACCGATGAATCGCAGATCGAAACCGCAGTCGGCGGGGTCGAACCTCTCCTGAAAGTTTTTCAGTCCGACGCAGACCGAGCGCGTACCGAGTACAACGCGCTGAAAGGACAATACGATGTACTTAAAGCGAAGGTCGAGGCATCAGCTGCCGGTGGGGGCGAGCAGGGTAAAAAAAACGCACCCGGCGATGAAGAACCTGCGTGGTTCAAAGCCTACAAACAGCAACAGGAGGAGCGTTACAACGCCATCAAGACGGAAAGCGATACTCTGAAAGCGGAAAAGGCCAAGAGCGAGCGTGCAAATCTCATCACCGCAAAAGCCAAAGAACTCGGTATTCCGGAGTGGCGCATGAAAGAGGGATTTGTCATCGCTGACGACGCAGACGAAAAAGCGATCGGCGACTACCTCGCAGGCGTGCAGAAAAATCTGGTTACCGCAGGGCTGGAAGGGAAAGGTTCGGGATTCCCGATGTCCACACCCGAAACGCAGGGCAAAGAGCTCGCAAGGGCGTGGGCCGAAACACTTCCGGACAAAGAATAATCAAATTTCAAAATCATGGCAATCGTATTTGAAAAAACAAAAGTAAAAGGCGGGTTCCCCGTATTCTGGCGCGGCGAGTTCGCCGTCTTGCCGGGGGACTTCAAGCTAAAAGAAACCTATCCCGAAGGGACAAAGATTCCCAAAGGTACGCCGATCAAACTCGACTTCGACAACATGGAATGCTCCGTATGTAAGAGCGCACGTGTTCTGTCGGGCGGCACAACCACTGCTCCGCATGTCCAAAAGGGCTCCATGCTCCAAGTAGGAGATACGGTCAAGGTCGGCGAATCAAACTCGACCGTGAAAAGCATCGACACGAAGAATGCGGATTATGACGTGATCACGTTCGCAGCGGCCGTAACGGGAGCGACCGAAGGCGTGGATGTACTTTCGGACGACAATCTGCCCGACGCAGTTGTCGAGACCGATATGGTCTATTCCTCCAATAACGGATTTCAGACCGTATCGGCCGGATATGCGGGTATCATCCTCAAAGATGTAGCTTATCCTGTCCCCGCAGCATGGCTTCAAGGTTACAGCTTGAAGAACAACCCCGAAATCAAATATGTACGACAGTAAAAGAGGAGGTAAACAATGAACGAAGTATTTTATTCATCCATTTTCGGCGAACTGACTAAACAGGTACAGATTCGCATCGATGCCGCCTCGGAACTGCGTAAGCGGCTGTTCGACCAGAATATTTACGAGCGATTCCTCGACTGGGACACCCCTACTGTCGGGTTGAATTTCGAAGAGTTGATCGGCTCGTACAATTTGAGCGTCGCCGCTGCAACGCTCGACTCCAAAGGTAAGGAGCCTATCATGGGAACTGAGGGGCTGGAAACGATCAAGCAGAAGGTATTGACCCATCAGATGTCCTACTCGATGCCCATCGAAGAGTATCGGAAGGTGTTGCAGATTCTCGATTCTCGGATGCTGTCCGATTCGGCCAAAACGCAACAGCTCATCAACCTGATGTGGAACAATGTTACGAAGGTCGTGAACTCTGTGCAGTCGAAACTGGACATCATCTTCCTCGGAGCGTTGTCGAACAAAGGCGTATTCAGGTTTGACGCAACCAACAACCCCGAGGGCGGTGTACGAGGTACGATCGACTACAAAATGCCATCCGAGAATATTGCCACCGCGAAAACGTTATGGACGGATGGCAATAAAGATACAGTCGATACGCTGGAGGATATTCAAGCCATCCTTGACGCTGCGCAAGACAAGGTTACGTTCGATCGCATTCTGCTCTCGCAGAAACGCCTGTCGTATATCCTCCGCAACAAGAAAATGAAGTTGGCGGTATTCGGTAACGACAAGTCGTCCACTCCGCTGTTGCTGGCGAACCTGAACGAGTTTATGCGTTCGAACGGATTCCCGACCTTCGAGGTTATCCGTCGCATGACCCGTATTCAGGACAACGGTAAGCTCGCGGAATACTCTCCGTGGAACGACAAGAACCTCGTTTTCGTGCCGTCTGGCAAGCTGGGTGTCATCAAGAATGCCTATGCAGACAACGAACTGCGGCAGGAGCCGGGCGTTACCTACTCCAACTACGGACGCATTCGCATTTCGCAGTGGGGCAAGGGCGAAACCGACAACTCCAACGGCGTGGAGTTCACGAAAGCGCAGTCGCTGTCGCTTCCGGTTATCACCGAAATCAACGGCATCTATTCGCTGACCGTAGAATCGTAGTTCTATGACGAAATTCGAGGCAATATCGGCAAGCCTATATCCTTACGATGTGGATCCTTTCCTCAAAGAAAAGGCTTGCATCGATGAGGGGATTGACGCCCAAGCAGACTATACGGCAGCCGACAAAGTTAGCGTGGCAAAGGCCGCAATCGCCATTCTGCGAAATCTTATTGTTCTCTTGAGCGAGAGCAACGGGGGCTACTCACTGTCGTACGACACCGACGGGCTGAAAGAGCGAATATTCAAACTCGCAAAGGATAACGGGTTGACTGATATTGCCGACGAATTCGACACACGATCGAAAATCATCGATATTTCCGACCAATGGTAAGATTCCCCTATACGCTCGAAATGTGGTACGAGGAGGACGCCGCGCAAAATCCCGATGGTTCGTGGGTCGAAGGCGCGCATGAATGGCGCGTCGTCGGCCGCTGCAATGCCCGTCAGAACGGGCAGGCGCAACAAATCAAAGGACAAAACGGGGATTCCTTCCTCTACTCTTTCGAGGTTACTATGCCGGCGGATACGCAGCCTATTCCCATCGGAACGAAGGTGCGCATATTCGATAACCGAGGATTCAACATCTTTGACCGCTCGCCACGCACCGAGGCTAAACCGAAAGACAAGGACACGGCGTCGTATCCGGTTCAGGGTTTCTACAAAAGTGGACAACGTTACGAAGATACGAGATTATGGCTATAAAGTGTACCAACTGGCGTGAGGTGGAACTTGAATTTGCGCAAGCAAAGGAAGAGTACGACCGAAAAGCGGTCGAGTGGCTTCCGGTGCTTGGTGAACGAGTGGTAAAATACGCCCGCGAACATGGCAGCTATACAGACCGTACCGGCAATCTTCGTAACTCCATAGGGTATGTCGTTGTGCAATATGGTCGTATCGTAACCGAGAATTTCGGCATCGGGAGTAGCCACGAAGAGGCTAAATCGAAAGCCCGCACCTATGCTCTTAATGTGGCTCGTGAACTTCCCGCGAACAAAACCTATCTCGTATGGGTTGCCGGTATGGAGTACGCAAAGTACGTCGAGGCCAAAGGTTTCGATGTGCTTGAAGGCTCGGGCAACTGGGTGGAATCAACTGCTGAAAAACTTAAGGCGGAGTTTGCTCAGTTTTTAAAATCGAAGAAACGATGAATCTTACCACTACGGAAATATTCAAACTCGTCTGGGATCGCATTCGTGATTCGCTGTTGGGCCAAGCCGTGCCGACGATGTATGCGGATCATTATCCGAATAACCCTTCGGGGGAATTCATCGTCGTAGGCTCATTGTCGAATGTCATCGGAGATTCACAAGTGGCGACGGTAAATGTAAACATTTATGTACCGGACACAACCCCGACGATTAATAAAGAAGAACAACGCTACCCCGATCGCAATCGTCTGAATAAACTTAGTCGTATCGCTTTCGATTCATTGGGGCACTACCCTATCGACGAACGTTGGTTTTTCGACGTGAGTGATGAAACTCTTATCAGTGAGGAGGGCATATCCTACTCGTTTTCAAACATTAAAGTCAAATTAAAAAAATACTAAAACATGCAGTTAGTAGGTTTAAAATCCTGCCATGCAGGAAATCCATTACCCAAAGGAGTAAAAGATTCTGGTGCTGAAGCATTGCTCAAAGCACTCACAAAGATCACCCAACCTTATCAAGGAGGTGTTACCTTCAACTTCTCGAATCCGACGAGTAACAAATTCTACCGTGAAGGAGAAGCTGACCCCTTCTTCTCTATGCGAGACCCTACTTCCGGAAGCAAAGAAGTGACATGGAATGTCGCAGATTTCGATGACGATACCTTAGAAATGTATTTCGGGACAACGGAGCCTGCCGAAGGTAAATTATACGAAGGCGAAAAGGCTTTCGTATTCGATGCTGAGAGTGGTGCTTCCATTGCTTTCGCTCGTCTGAAATATACGGCCTCCCTCAGCGGAAGTCTCAACACAAGCGATCCTCTCCAAATCGCAGTATCGGCCGACGTGCTGGCGCCAGAACAGGGTGGCATCGCTTGGTGGCCTATTGCAACACCGGAATACACGCAATCAACTCTCTAAGTCTAAAAGCAAAGGAATATCCCGCTGGAAAGTTGACGACTTGCACCACGGAGCGAGACCGGAGCGGGAACAAATTCTGCATGACAATGACAAAAAACACCCAAGAATCTGCCGAGTTGCGAGCACTCGACACCCTTACGGAAAAAAACGAATCTTTCGAAATCAAGGGCAAAGATGGAGAAACTGTAACCCTTTATCTTTATCCGCTCCAACTCGGGCGGCTCGCAATGATTAGTCGTCTGTTGATAGGCCTCGATTTGGTTTTTGCTGATGAACATATTGAAGACGCAGTTAAGCGCATGTGGACTGTATGTGCGGAGAAATCACGTGAAGTCGCCGAAATAATCGCCATCGCCACGCTCCGGACGAAGCAGGAACTCGACGAGCAACTCACAGAACGTACGGAACTCATATACTGGTCGCCCACGATGGGAACGACAGCTCTTGCAAATATTCTCTCTGCCATAGTATGCCAATCCTACCATGCGGATTTTATGAACGCTATTCGCTGGGCAAGAACGCTGCGGGTAATGATTTCCCCCAAGACAACAGCGGAGCGGATAGCCATTATGGGGGACGTAGTATCTGGGGGCGACTCGACGCAATCGCAAACCGTTACCACTGGACGATAGAATATATCCTTTGGGAAATATCGTGGGCCAATGTGCAATTAATGTTTGCTGATGCAGTCAAGACAGACTACAAGAATGATTCAGACAATCATCCCAATGCGGGAAACGGATCGTCCACACCCGATGTCGTAAATATGGATGACCCAAACGCCATAAACACTCTTCTTATAATGGCAGGAGGTAAACGATAATTCAGAAAAAAATTATCATGAGCATCAATCTTACGGTCGTTATAGATAATGATGAAGCGATTCGCAAGTTCCGAGAACTTCAAAAAACAGCCAAAACTGTTACATCAAGCGTTGTTACCGATGCGGATCGAATGGATATTGCGATGCGCCGCATTGCTACCACTCTCGGGCAGATCGGCGTTGCGGCTTCGCTTACAGGATTAGTCAGACAGATCGCCCAAACCAGAGGCGAATTTCAGCAGCTTGAAGTGGCTTTTACTACTCTGTTGCAAAGTAAGGAAAAGGCCGATGTGCTGATGTCACAGATGGTCGAATTGGCCGCCAAAACGCCGTTTGACCTGCAAGGAGTAGCCAGCGGTGCCCGCCAACTTCTCGCATATGGATTCGCGGCAGAAGATATTACCGACACACTGACACGATTGGGCAATGTAGCGGCAGGATTGGGGTTGAACCTACAAGACCTTACGTGGCTATATGGTACTACCGCCGTACAAGGACGACTATACACCCGCGATGTAATGCAGTTCCAAAGCCGCGGTATCGACCTTGCAGGAGAGTTGGCAACACAGCTCGGCAAGACCCGTGCAGAAATCTCGCAAATGGTTACGGAAGGCAAAATCGGTTTCCCCGAAGTGCAAAAGGCCATTGAAAGCATGACCAACGAAGGCGGGAAGTTCTACAACCTGATGCAGGAACAATCCAAGACCATTACGGGCCTCATCTCCAATCTCGGCGATGCTCTCGACATGATGTTCAATGACCTCGGCAAATCGCAGGAAGGCGTCATTACGGGTGTGCTTAAAGGCACTATTTCTCTCGTCGAGAATTACCAAAAGGTGTTGGATATTCTAATTCCGTTGGTGGCGGCGTATGGGATGTACAAGGCAGCTTTGATAGCAACGGCGGCTATACAAAAAACAGTAACAACGGCGTCAAATATCAAAGCATTTTTTGAATTGGCGAAAGGTATAACCGCAGCAAAGGATGCACAGTTGTTGTTTAATATGGCACTCAAAGCCAACCCGCTGGGATTGGCTTTGAGTGTTCTCACCGCTATTGGAATCGCGGTATGGGAATATTCGGATGGGGTATATAACGCCGCAAAGGCACAAAAACAACTGAATGACAATATAGCAGAAGCGGCAAGTTCTGCAGCCGTAGAACAATCGGAGTTAGGCAGACTTAAAGGGAAACTACAAGCAGTAAAGGAGGGAACAGAAGAATATAACAAAATACGTGACGAGATAATAGAGAAGTTCGGCAAATATGACGCCGGATTAAAAGCCGAAACGCTTACGATTGAAACTCTCGCTCAAAAGTATAACAGTCTTACAGACGCAATACTGCAATCGTATAACGCTCGCCAATACGAAAAATTTTCACGGGAACAGACCGATCTGTTTGAGGAAACAGCAACCGAAAATTATGACAAAATTTACAATAAACTTATAAAAAAGTACGGCGATGAATTGGGTACGCAATACGGCGTTGAATTGCAAAAAGCCATAAGCGACGGTTCGATAAAAGTGCTCCAAAATTCGGCAGGAATATTACGCATAAGCGGATTGAAAGATTTTGAAGCAACAATAGGCAGTGCTTTGGGATTGACGTCCCAATTTGAAGTCTATACGGGACGTGTCGCAAAACTTATAGCGAATATAGTTGAAGCACAGGAGGGGTTGCATGATGCGGATGATTTGGCACGTAAACGTTTTGGCATTACAACGGCTACAAAGACTAAAGAACCGAAATCCGAAACATCGAAAAAAACTTCTACCGCTCGTAATAAAGCCTACTGGGAAGCACAGAAAAAAGAGGCGGAAGCTGCCCTCGAAGCGATGGATGCTTCATTGAAGGGCTCCTCAAAATGGAATGAATTAGTCGCCAAAATCGCCGAATCCGACGAAAAGATTAAACAGTACAGCGTATCAAGTAAAACGGTTAAGGCAACTATCAAAGCTCAAAAGAAACTTTCCGACCAGATATTGGCCAATGATATTGCCTTCCAGCAAACACGCATCGATTTGATGAAAGAGGGCAAAGACAAGGAATTAGCTGAGATCGATCTTGAAACGCAACAAAAAATACAGAAACTTAAAGAAAATGAACAAAAAACCAAAGATGCGCAAAAGGGCGTACTGACCGAAGAGCAGAAAACCTCCTTTAAAGAGCAGCGGGACAATATAGCCGAAGAAAATATCGCAAGACGAGCAGCTGTTGAAACAAAATATGCGAAGGAAATAGATGAAGTATATAAACAAATTACCGATTCTTTTCTTACAGAAGAGCAGCGTAAAGAAAAAGCCGCCGAAGATACATGGAAAGAGATCAGAAAATCAATCTATAAAGCCTTCGATTCGGGAGCTATTGATGAGGATAAGATGAATAGCCTCTTAGGCTTGTCTTACAAAGGAGAAACGAACGCACAGTTGTCGGAGCTCTTGAAGCAATATGAAACATATGAACAAGCCCGAAAACGAGTTGCAGAAAAATACGCTAAGGATGCGCAAAGGTTACGGGAACAGGGACACGAAGAAGAGGCAAAGGAAGCCGAGCGGGCTGGCGAAAAAGCCGTAGAAGCTGTGGATTTAGAATTCGCACAGCGTCAGGATTCTTTTCAAGCATGGGTAAACGATATAACAAAACTTTCGTTAAAAGAACTCGAAGCCTTGCTCGAAAAAACCAAAGCGAAACTCAATGCCGCAGAAGCAGACACAAATACAACCCCCTCTGAACTTGCACGCCTGCGTGCGGAAGTTACTCGTTTGGAAAAAGAATTGGGCGAAGGTGCGCAAACCGGTATAACGAGCTGGGAGGAATTGCAACAAGTCCTATCGGATACCATACAGACATTCGAAGATGTAGGCGATGCCCTCGGCGATACAGTAGGAGAAATAGTATCTGCGGCAGGAAGCATTGCCGGCGGAGCATTGCAGATCGCCAGTTCTGTAAAACAGATAAAAGCCAAAGGGGCAGACGGGATAGACAAAGCTGCCGGTTATCTGTCCGCCATATCCGCAGGTGCAGGTATCTTATCGAGCATTGCCAACTTTTTCAAAGACACATCGGATTATGAAGAATTGATACGGGCGGCACGGTCGGTAAATGACGAGTTGAGAAATATGGCCATTCTTGCCGAGATCAATTCGGAAAAATTCGATACGATATTTGGACGAAACGAATATGGGGCATTTATTCAGAATATACAAGCGGCCCAAAAAGCCCTCGACGCCTATAACAATTCATTAGAAAGGGTTCGCACCCGTGAAGTAGAGCGTGGAGTCGCGCTTCGGAAATGGACAGAACGCACCAACTTCACGTCCCCATCGGCATCAATCGGAGCAATGGGTTCGAAAGTAGAAAGTTCGACGATGTGGCATCATTCGAAATGGGACACTCTTTCGAATCTGGTTCCTTATCTTTTTGATGAAAATGGCGAAGTCGTAATGGATAGGCTTAAAGAGTTTGTTGAAACGAACAATTCTGTCTACGAAAATATGAACGAGACGGACAAAGCCTATCTGAAAGAAATGGTAGATAGTTGGAATACCTACCAAGAAGCGCTAAATTCGGTAAACGAGTACCTATCTGACATATTCGGAGATTTAGGTGGAACATTGACCGACGCGCTTGTCGATTCTTTCGAAAATGGAACTGATGCCGCAGAGGCATTCGGACAAGCTGCCGGAGATGTGATAAAGAAACTTGCCAAAGATGTTCTATACAGTTCATTTTTGGCTCCCATAGCCGATAACATCCAGAAACAGATTGAAGAGATTAACAAAAACACTGATCTCACAGCCGAAGAACGCTTAAATGCTTTGATGGGCCTTACAGATACATTCATCAACGGTGCGTTGGCGCAACAAGATAACGCACGTGCATTCTGGGAGGAAATCGAAAGACGGGCGAAGGAACTTGGTATCGATATGTCTGGGTCATCAGGGAAACAACAATCTGCCACTACAAGGGGATTTGAAGCGATGTCGCAAGATACCGCGAGTGAATTGAACGGGCGTTTTACCGATATGCAAGGGAAAATGAATATCCTCGTTTCAGGCATGGATATGCTTCGTGGAATCAAAGTCCAAGAATTCGGACAGATTGTAAATATTCGAGACATAATAATCCAACTCAATGGAAACGTTGCAGACATTCGTACATATGCGAGAGTGCTGCCGGAAATGAATACGACACTTATGGCTATGAACAGAAAACTCGATGATCTATAACGATGGCTAATAAAATAAATAATAAAGATTTATCCTATTTCGGGGCTTCGATACTGGCAAGCTCGTATGCTTCATTGCTTACGCCGTCTCCGCTAAAAGCTTTCGTCGAAAATGCAGATCGTTCGCAGCCTGGGACACAAGTCCTTGTCACAAATCCCCAAATTGATGAACGAGATGTGACTATCACGTTTCTTATCAAAGGCGAAGATCAGGCGGATTTTCTGTCTAAGTACAATAGCTTTATTGCCGAGCTATACAAAGGAAGCATCTTGTTATATATCGATGATCTGTCAACAACATATCATCTACTCTACTCGAATGTTACTCAATACGACAACTACGTGTTGACCGCTTGCAAACTGGCCGTTAAATTTCGAGAGCCGAACCCCGCAAACAGGACATGAAACAAAAAACGCTCCGCATTGTTGCGGAGCGCTCTCAACGTGAGCTATTGGGATTGTACAGGGGTCATTTTATGGTCGCCATTTTCTTGGGCGTTTGGACAACCTCGAATTGCCGGGCCAAGAAATCAAGGCCCTTCTGCGTGACAAGGACTTTGATGACCGTGAAAGATTCGTGATTGTTACGGTCGATCAATTTCTCTTTCAACTCGAAATAGCCTCGGTTAATATACTCTTGTTTCGGCTCGTTGCGATTGCAGAAGAAGATGCCGCGTTCGCGCAGCTTTTGAAAAAGCGTGTTGCGGCCGAAAGGCAGGCCGAGAATCTTCGCCGACTGCCCGACATCGATCTTCTGGTCGGTGTCGAGCACCTTGTCCATAAGTTCGGCTTTGGGCGCGAGAACGGCAACCTGCTTGTGGGCTTGTTCGAGCTGCTGCTTCTGTTTGGCAATAGTTTCATTCGCTACAAGGACGGCGCGAGCCATAATCATTTCGGGCGTGTCATTGTCGTGTGCAGCGACATAACCGCCGGTTTTGCGAATAGTCGGCAATACCTCGTCGCAAACCCAGTCTTGAAATTGCTCTGCCTGCGGGAGTTTCGAACGCATGACAAGGCGATATACGTCGGATTCTGGGATATACTTCATCTTCTGAATACCGCCATCCGTAGGGGTGGACAAAATGTCCACCCCTTTACAATGATCCTGAATTGCATTTTTGGGATAAGAGTAACCAAGAGCCTTAGCCACATCATTTGCAAGAAACATCGGCTTATTGTCGACCATGACTATCCGCACACGGCCGAATTTTTCATTACTGAATATCTGCGGAGTATTCATGGCCTATGCAATTAAAGATTGATACCTGTCGAGGCGCTGACGAGCTTCGGAAATTGCCTGATCTGCACCCGCAATCACATCGCTCATGTTAGGACGATATTCGGCCGGAACTTTTGCTAATAAAGAGAATAGGGATTGTTTCGTTTCTTCAATGGACTTAATGTTACTTTCCATCGAGGCCGCAAGATTAGCGGCAATCGCCAAAAGGCGAGCCTGCATTGCAGGACTTAACTGAGTGTTTGACATAACTTTGGGTTTTAGCAATAAAAAACTGCGCTACGTGTTGCTAAAGCTCCCAAAGCGAGGCTTCGTGGGCGTTTCCGCTACCACACACGGCGCAGTAAATTTCTTTACTTATATATGCGGGTATAAAAATAGCCGAACTATGTCGGCGGCAATTTATACCGCTTTGGGAATTTTAGCATAACAAAGATACAAAATATATTTGATTCAAGCAAGGAAAAACAACTTTTTTCATCGGAGGATAAAAAGTTGTCTGAAATCTTTGTATAATTTGATGAAAATTGTAATTTTACAACACTAACCAAATAATCTAATAATATGAAAACCGATAAAACGGTGGTATGGAAATATTGGGACAAAGTATTGTCTGCTCACAAGTATTTTTGGAGTGGTCTATATGATAATCCATATGAAAGCCATAAACTTATAGAAGATAATGAGAAGAGCATAAAAGCTTTTTTCGAAAGTTGTGCGGAAAAGGAAATGGAGTATAACGAATTCATCAAAAAAGTTAATGATGAATACGGGCCTCTGCTTGAAAGCTATCGTCAGGAAAAACAAGCCAAATTAATAGCTGGAATATCTACAATAAAAGGAATATTAATTTTCTTTCTGATTATGTACATCCTCGGAATAATAATCGGAATAATTGTATTATCACAACTTTAAAGGCCCTCATTAGGTATCTGATACTTATACAATCATCAAAACAATAGCCGAGGCAAAACCTCGGCTATTGTTTTCTATCTTCCCGTGAGACTATCAGCATATTATATTGTCTCCTAAAAAAACTATTTATTAGGTTACATCTCTGTAATTTCACGTCTTTTCCATTTTCATATGGCTGCCAATTCACGCCCGATATGTCTTATAGCTTCGATAATCTCCTCAGTGCGTTTGGCAGACGGTTTTTTGGTACCGTAAATGTATTTAGACAATAAACTTTTGTGTATTCCTATCGTTCTGGCTACCTCCGAAACATTCAGTTGCGGGAATCGAGCGAATATTTCAGCGATAACATTATTCTTCAAATCAGGCTCGGATGTTTCGTAAAAACTCGATATATGAATATCCTCGTCAATATCCGCCCATCGTATGGCATCTCCGAACTTATTTATCTTATAAGAATTTCGTTGTTCATCAGTAGCCTCTTTGAGTATCGGGAAAAACTCTAACGGACGATGGTATTGTCCGCCCTTATCGGTAGAGATGTAAACATTCCCACCGCCAAACCAGACTTTTTCGATTCTTTCCATAACACGATCCTACAATATTGCGGCAACCCTGCGGATCCGCTTGATGCGTTCCAGCAATTTACTGTCTTTTCTGGCTGTTTGCATATTATAGCGGGTTTGTAGATTCACCCAAAAAATAGCGTCAATACCCAATGCTGCCTCCAACATAATTGCGAAATCGGTAGAAATCGAGCGCTTCCTATTCACTATTTCGTTCAATGCCGTGTACTGAATACCTATTATCTCTGCGAATTTTCGCTGTGAAATTCCGCGGCTCTCCAATTCCTCTTTAAGAATCTCCCCCGGATGGGTCGGCTCAAATGGAATAAGTTCATCCTCTCTATAAATCTTGCGTGTCGTTTCCATGATTTCAACGGTAATGGTTACTAATATCCAAATATATGACAAACAGTTATCCATTATTCAATGATTTCATAAAGTAAATATAGTGCCTATTCTAATACTCACAAAAATGTGAACGAAAAATATTTTTCAATACTCTTGCATAACGTGCCGAACATAACGACCTTTGAAGTGTCTGTGAGGATGCAGACCACATCAGCGACGAAGATACATGATTATATTCGATCGACAAGGCTATCAGTTATACGAGGCTCCTATCACAAGCGAAGCTATCGTGAAATACGAGCTCATGGGCGATTATTACGTCCAACTGTCTTTCGAGACCGCAGAGCAAGTAGATTTCAAAACGGGTAGCTATATATTATATGGCGGACGAAAATTCGAGATCATATCCCAGAAAGCCCGTCCCGAATACAACGCCACGACAGGCGGATATAAATACACGCCTAAATTCGAAGCACGGCAAAACCACATGAAGCGCCGCAAGGTCTTCTGGTTGAAAGGAGCCAATGACGAAGCGACGTTCAGCGACACGACCGACCTCGCATCCTTCGGTAATCTCATCGCCGACAACATGAACGCCTTTCTGGGCATGACAGACTGGAAAGTAGCTGCCGTACCTGACGATCTGGCAAAGCAAGTGAAACTCGTCTCTTTCGATGCCGATTATTGCTGGGATGCGATCAACACGATTGCCGAAACATTCGACGTGGAGTGGTGGACGGTCGAAAACGGCAATGAAATATGGATTTATTTCGGCAAGCTGGAATTCGGAACACCCGAACGGTTCGAACGCGGTGATGTCGTAAGTTCTATTCCCGAGCAGAAAGGCGACAACTCGAACTATGGCACTCGTTTCTACGTCTTCGGCTCCACCCGCAACCTTACGAGCGACTACGCCTCCTCCGAGCAAGGCGGAGTGACCAACCACATATCGGAGACACGCCTACACCTGCCGAACGGCCAGCAATACATCGACGCATGGACGCCGCTCGACCCCAACGACATCGTGGAGCAAGTTGCCTTTTTCGAAGACATCTATCCCAAGAATACGGAAACCGTTACGAGCATAGAAACTGTCGAGCGTTCGATGGATGACGGGACGAAATTCGATGCCTACGTCATGGTGTGTGCAGATACTCCATTTACACCAGACGACCTGATCGCGGGAGAAACGATAGGAGCGCATTTTACCAGCGGCAGCCTCAATGGCTGGGATTTCGAACTGAGCATCAACGAAAGCGATTTCGACAAGAAATTCGAAATCATTGCGCAGACGCAGGATTCGGGAGAGGAACGACCGATCATAATTCCCAACGAAAGCCTTCATCCCGAACCTGGCGATACGTTTGTTCTGACCGGCGTTAACCTGCCCGAGGAGCGTATACGGGAAGCCGAACAGGAGCTATTGGAAGCCGGCAAATCGTGGGCAGCGAAAAACAGCAGCGACACCGATGTATACCCGTGCCCTACAAATCCCGTATATTGTCAAGAGAACGACAAGAACTACGACGTCGGGCAGAAAGTGTTACTCATTGGCCCTCGATTCGGCGAGCAGGGGCGGTTGTCTCGCATTCAGGGATATGAAAAGAAACTCTACAACGAATATATCGCCACATACACCGTCGGTGACAATACGGCATATTCCCGATTCGGAAAGATCGAAAAGAGCATCGAAGCCGCAGCCTATGCCGAACGAATCGGTGTAGTGTCAGGGGTAGGCATCTACCTTATACGATCGAAATACGATCTTACATACCCCACTGACTACAACACCTACTCCGCCTTAGCAATCGAGACGCTGTTTCTGAACAAGCGCAAAGGGGGTGTAGTACAAGGCGACACATTATTCTCGGAAGATGTAGCTGTCGGCGGCGACATCGTATCGCGCGATTTCAGACAAGGAGATTTCTCCGGTGCCGGGTATGCAATGTATAAAGATGCAGCAGGCAATTCCGTCGTAGAGGCCGATCGGCTCATCGTGCGCAAGGATGCTGTTTTCAATGAACTCGTCATCCGGCAAACGGATTTCGTCACCGGAGAAACGGTGTTTTCCTGCGGGGGATTCGAATGCACATCGGTAGAAGAAACGGCAACGGCATATCGATGTTACTACAACAATCACGACGGCGCTAAGTACAGCGGCCTTAAAGTCGGCGACCAAGTTCGTTGCCAACGATACGCTGCCGAAGGCAATACGGTTATAAAGTACTATTGGCGTCTGGTTACGGCCGTTACGGAGAACTACGTCGATCTCTCGAAAACGGACGCTGACGGCAACGGAATCCCCGACGAGGGAGACAATATCGTACAGTTCGGTAATAGAACTGACGTTGCACGGCAATCGGCAGTAGTCATAGATGCCACAAACGGAGGTTCTATCGTCATACTCGCACACATCGACAGTTATACCCTCTCGGAGAAAAACTATGTCGGGCAGGGTGTCAACCCTTTTACCGGCGAAGCCTACATGTATGTTTACGGCGACATGTTCTTTGGAGACCGCGATCTCTCCGATCCTGACTCGACATACATCACGTATCAACGAAGGGAAGGCGCCACAAGGCGACGCATGGAGATCAAAGCCGACATCGTTATAGGCAAGAACAGCTCCGGACTACATAATCTCTCAGAATGGACTACGGCACAGCAACAGATCGACAAAGCCCAGCAAGCAGCAAGTGATGCGAATGATGCGATTGCCGCAATGAACGACGACACGGTATTCGACATCGTCGAGAAGCAGCAGATGCGCATCCAGTGGGAGACGATCAACGGTGCGGCGAGCGTCGTCGAGATGGGCGGGAGCGGTTCGTATTACCATGCGTTGCAGATCGCCGCCGCAGCGGAGGGCTTGTCCGTCTTCGCCACGGCCGACGGCGAAATCCTCCTCGTGCGTACCGCGCCGCAGTCGGAGCAGTACGCGCAGATCATGCTGCGCAGCGGCGAGGCTTCCGCATCGTCGCTGACGACGTCCTACCTC